CTGTTGGTCGTTGTTGGTCGTAGTTGTTTTTTGTTGGTCGGGCTGTTGGTCTTCCGTTTTTAGGCATTTGTCAATAATTCAGTAAAAATGAAGGTAAACTATACCTTATGTTGGTCGTGTTGGTCGCTGACCAACAATATAAATATATAAGGTATAGTTTGTTTATTGACTGAAAATCACTAACTTTGCTTTATACTAATAGCCAATTGTTGGTCTGTTGGTCTGTTGGTCGCAAAAATAAGAACTTTCAACTAAAAAAATAAAAGTATGATCACTACCACAATTAACATCACTCCCTATTTGGCGGAATATTTGCGCGGAAAATATGCCTCAGGTTCAAATGACCCGATAAATATTCCCGACAATTCAGATCTGTATCATGTGATATGGAATTATATGTCCCGTCGTCCCAGTAATATGCCGCATACGGATGGCAATATTGTATTGGCCTTGCCTAACCGGCGCGAGGGAAAGAATCCCGAAGTGTACAACTATCTGTCCGCGCGTGCGGTGACGTATATAGAACTTGCCATCCGTCGTGAGTTCAACGAGGAGCTGCACGCCACCCTGTTGGATAATGACCAGCGCGGACACCTGTTTGACAACAATGCCGTTGTCTATCAGTTTCTGTGTACTTATGGCATCGAATCCGTATCTGAAGAAGCACTGTTGAAGAACTATTATCGGTGGCGTGAGAACTTACGTAAACGGAAAGCCCGGCGCGAAAGAAAGAAGGATATGATACAGGTTATCTAACATGGTTAAATAATATTAAATCAGCAACCGACTAAGTGTATCGTTTTGTCCGTTTTGACGGTAAAACTGTCCGCTATATGGAGGTAAATGGCGAACTCGTTAATTATCAAAATGTTATGAATCAGCGAAATAAAGAATTCTCTATTGTCGTTACTTTTGTCCCCTTAGGTGGTATGAATCAGGAACAATATGTTTTTCTGGCCGAGGAGTTTTCATTTGAGCCCGTGGCTTCGGACAATGCTTCGGGAACTAGTTTCAATTGTGACAAGGAACTTGTCATATCACGTCCTGATAGCAGTATATTGAGGGAGTTTTCCATCTTCCGTTCCGGCATATTGTATTTTCGTGATACTTCCGGTAACAGCTATGGGGTTGGAGATGCTGACATTCCTGCCAGAGTGTGCCTGTCTCCCCAGCTTAATTCGGCACGGCTTACAATGAAGTGCACCATGCTGAAACCGCCCGTCTTATAGTCTTTTTTATATATATAAGGTATGGATATTTTTGTAAAAACAAAAAAATAGAATGACACAGTCACAGAAATATCTTCAGCAGCTTCTCTTATCCCGACAAGGATTGCTCATTACGGCAGAGGGTTACGCCTCTGTCGTAGCTGAAGCATTCCCTAATGTTCACGATTCCGATTCAGCGGAAAAGGGACATGCTGATATGCTGTATACCGAGGTGATTTCCGGTGCCTTGGATTTATGCTCCTCTCAGGTCCGCATGGCTTTTCCTGACAAGGATATCAGCATTGTTTCCGATTATGCTTCTGAAGAACTTCCCGATAACAGTATTGCTTACTATCCCGTGTTCGGTGTAATCACATCAAACAGTTGGTGGCGTTTTTCCAGCAAACAGTTTGAGAAGGATCTGCTGGCATCCGAATCCAATCCTGCGATCATTGCACATTTTGTTCATATAGACAGTCCGGGAGGCGAGGCATTTTACATGGACCGCCTCTCCGAGACTATGAGAGACTTGAGTAAGCCGGTGGTTGTTTTGGCCGAGCGCGTATGTGCGTCTGCCGGTTATCTCATCGCCTGTCATGGCACTAGAATTTTTGCCGCTACCGGTTATGACAAGATAGGATCTATCGGGACAATGGCCGAGGTCTGGGACTATTCCGAATATTTTAAAAAAATGGGTATAGAGGTGCATACGTATCATGCTTCCGCATCGGATCTTAAGACCAAGCTTATGGATGACGCGGCTTCCGGTAAGGGTGATGAGTATGTGGAACGTATGCTGAATCCTCTTAATGATATGTTCTTGTCCGAAGTTCGTTCCACTCGTCCGGCACTTAAGGATGCTCCTGATGATGAGCCTGCTCTTCGCGGGGATATTTACCTTACGGACGAAGCGATCGGAAAAGGTTTGATAGATGCAAGGGCCACTCTGACAGAAGCCATATTGGAAGCATCCCGTCTGGGGCGTGAGTATGCCGACATTCAGCGGGCCAAAAGCCAGTTATTAAGTATAATTTAATTAGTATCACAATGAAATTTAAAGAAAACGTACAGAAAATTCTTCAGAAGCTTGGTTTCGCTGGCTCCGAGGAATCCCTGAAGGCTCTTACGCCGGATGAATGGAAACAGTTTTTTGCCTCCTATCATGAGGAGTTCGGAACGGATTTTCATACCGATATGCAGGCCTACCAGGATGAACAGCGTGCCGTTCCCGACCAGGCACAGATCAATGAGGCGTTCAGCGTATTGTCAGGATTGATCAACCCGAAACAAAATGTGGAAGGCGCTGCCGCGCATGGAGTACAGGATACGAAAACAGAGCAGCCTACCGCACAGCAGGTACTTGATATGGCGAAAGCTGTATCCGCTACCTTTATGGCTATGGGTAATCATGCGGCTGATGATGTCCCTATGACTACGGTTGCCGGTTCGGTTGTAGGATTTACAGGTTCCGGAGACCGTGAGAAATTCCTTTTCGGAATTGAGCACGAATTCTTTTCAATGGATAAACCATGGAACCGGTTCACAGCCAATCCTACGTCAGACCAGCGTCTGGGAGATAAGAAGATAGCCGCGTCTTTCGGAGCTGAAGTGGAAGCCTATTCTTCTTCATTGGCTGAGCGTTACAGCTATTTGCAATCGCATAACCAGCTAAACCCGGAAAAATTGGCGGCGGGTGAGTTTGCCACCGATTATTCCCAGGTTACGGGAATGAAGGGCGGAGACCAGTATCTTATCCGTCGTCAGGATGCCATTATAGCCCGTGTGCTTTCCATCCGCCAGCTTACCCAGTATTTCCCTGTTCGTTACGGTATTCAGGACCGTGATGTCATTTTCAACGCTTTCTTTGGTGAAGTGTCACAAGCATACCAGGTAGGCGAGGTTTATAAAGGTGATATGGAGATTGAACCGGAGATGGGATATGTGGACGATGCCATGATCAAGATGAAGTTCGGTCCTATGAAGGAACTGGAACGCATGTATATAGGCTACCTTAACCGTGAAGGCTCGGATCCGATCAAATGGTCTATGATTGAATATGCCATTATGGGATCTCTTGAAAACGCGCAGCGTGAACAGAATATGCGCCGTATGAGAGGTTTGTATGTGAAGCCTGAGACGGGTGTAGCCGGTTCCTATCTTAATGCCGGTACCGGAGTGCTCTATACCCTTATCCGTCTGCACCACGAACATAAACTGTTGTTGACAGACAATGTTGCATACCGTACTTATGACGATGCCAACATGCTGGAAACCGTACAGGAATTCTACAAAGAAATTCTGGCCAAAGTATCTGAGGACATGAGCCTTGACCAGCATGTAATGTATCTGAACGAAAACCACAAGCAATGGTGGATTCAGAATGTCCGTGAAGCTTATGGCCAACAGCAGGACTTTACAGGACCGAACAGTTACCTTAATATCATACCGGACAGTTCTACCAATATGCGTATTATTTGGCTGCCTTATTTAGGTCAGCTTCCGTTCATGATGATGCAGGTTCCCGGTAATATCCAGTTCCTTGAAAATCTTCCCGGTGAAATGCTTGCCATGCAGACAGAAATGCAAATGGAAATGGTTCGTGGATGGTCTACCTGGAAAGAAGGATGTTCGCCCGCATTTGTCGGCCGTAATTTCTCTTCTGCCGATAAACTGAAGGAAAATGACTATTTGTGGCAGCAGATCTTCCTGAATAAACCTTCCGTAACCTTGGATGCGGATGCCACAACAGCTGACGCATCGAAAGGATTCTGGTTTATTTCTGGAACCAATACCGGTGAAAAGAAACTGACAGCGATCAACAAAGCCAAAAAAGGCGTGGCTTACATTGTAGAGTGTGGAAACAAAACCAATGTGACCGGAATTGACAAGGCGGATTCTTTTGACAGTATTTCCGAAGCATGGACTCCGACAGCTGTAGGAGATTATATCATGGTCATGCTGAACAGTCAGAACAAATTCATTGAGTTGGAACGCTGTATTGGTGGCGTTCGCAAAGTCAATAAGACAGCGCAGCCCAATGTACCTGGAGCTAGATAATTTTTTTGGTTGGTTATTAAAAAGGTTTTTAAATCGGGGGCGGGTGTGGTAGCCCGCCCTTTTTATTAAACAGAAAATTTATGAAAACAAGAATTAATTCCCGCATATTTTTATTTCAACTGGCGGTGCTGGTTGTAGTGCTCTCCTTGAGCTTTGTTTTTGATTCCTCTGCCGATACTGCCGTCGGGTTGTCAATGGCTGTCACCGGAATGATGACTATTGGTGATATTGAGGATGTGTCCGACCGTCAGACCCATGGATCGAACATTGCATATCAGATTTATCTGATCAGTATTGACCAGGTGGATAATTCTCAGTTGTTTCCGGCTCCCAATGCCAACAGGGAGGTAGGGCAGGTTCCGATGAAGAATGGTGAGTATATGAAGTACTTTGTGTGCCATACCATCCCCACTTTTGTAGGCAATGGCGAGAAAGGGGATATTACCACTTCCGGAACCAATCTGTTTGTGGTGGTTATGGGTGGACAGCGGGATAAACTGCTTTCTTTCACGGAAGAATATGCAGGTGGCAAGTTTATCATTCTCTTCAAAGAAATTGAAGAAAGCCAGTGGTATATCATCGGTTCTTATGACCGCCCGATGATTCTTCAAACGTTTGAAAACAAGCATGACGCAGACGGACGTTATGTGACATTTACATTCCAACGTACTTCCATTTCACAATATTACAAATATACAGGTGCTATTGTACGCCAGCCTGCCAAATCCAATCCGGTGGATGCCACTAATCTTACCGTTACTCCGGGACAGGACTTGTATTCCATTCCTGATTGTACATCCTCACCTAAGGCTATTGCTACAGTTTCCGGTCTGGCGGCTAATGATAAGGGACGCTATATAACTCTGATAGGTGAGGGTGTGGAGCATCCGGCTACAGTTGCTGAAAATGAAGTGTTTATTCTTGAGGATGGAGCCACATGGACCGCCCGTGCTGGAAGCCGTATTACTTTCCGCGTAATTGATACTGACACTTTGGTTGAGATTGCCGGATCCCGTATTCAAACTGTTGTCTGATTTTTATAATTAATCCGGTGCGGATATATATGCTTGTTTTACACTGTATTATCATGCACCGGTTAAACTGATAAGTTATGTATTCATTCAAAGAAAAGAAGCTTCATTATAACCGTCTTCAGAACCAGTCCGCCGCTTTGGCCGATCTGAAGCTTTTACGGAGTATTAATCCTGATGCGCCTGTGTTGCCTGCATGGGAGCGATCACCTGAACGTTTTGCAAACAAGATTCTTTATCTTCTGCTTGATTATGCAACGGCAGAACAGATCAGAAAGAACCGGCGCAATCCTGTCAGCTCGGTAAAGGAGAAATTGGAAGAGACAGTACACGAGTTGCAGGAGAAATCGGCCGAATTGAAAGAAACGAAAGATACGGTTCAGGAATTGCAGGAAAGAGTAGAGGAATCGGAATTTCGTGCGGAAAAGGCGGAAACATCTTTGGACTTTGAGAAAAAAAAAGAGGTTTAAGGAAAGTACAGAAGCATGAAGAATATCCCGCTATTGACTGGGATAATCTTGATGATGAGAATGTACAGACTGCCACCCTTATCTATAATGACCGTGTTGTAAGCTGGAAACGGATGAAACAGATAGACGAACGTATGGATGCTGACAATATTACCAAGGATGATATATTTTCCCTTGTCCATCTTCGCATCCGTAATTTGCAGGCTTTCTCAGAACTTAGAGCCTATAATGATACCGGTTCTTTCCGTTTCCTTCATCCTCTTATAGCAGGGCGCAGTGAACGTGCCTTGCTGGCTTCCCTTCTTGAAAAGGATCCTCAGGAATTTCTCCGCAAACACCGCAATGTGCTTGACAGTATACGGCGCTATGAAGCGTATTTGAAAAATCCCGAACGTGAATCCCGACGGAAACAGGACAGGAATTTGTTACGCAAGTATCGTGATCGTGAAACTTTGTTTAGAGATATACTCAATGAAAAGACTAAAGGTTGATTTTATGGCTGTTTCCCTGTTCCTTACCATGATAGGGATGATAGCCGGTATTTCAGTATTAATATGCTGTTTGCTATGACTGGGAATAAGGATATTGTAATTGTCAGCGATGATTATCTGCCACGGGTACGTACCTATGCCATTATGGGATATAGCCGTGAGCGCGTGTGCCGCCTGTTGGAGTTGCCGCGGAAAATGCAGATGGCATTGGCTGTCCGGCTGTCGTTGCCGGGAGATGTGTTCTATGAAACCTATGAGTCGGGACTGGCTCAAGGAGAGAAGAATATTGATATGGAACTGGCGAAGAAAGCGGAAAACGGGGATATTGATGCCATTGAGCTTCTTGAAGAGAGAAAGAATGAACGTTATTTTAAGGATTTGCGTAAAGAACTATTTGGAATATGACCGTACTTGAGCGTCTTGATAAGATACATCCCGATATGATTTCAGGATTTCTCACTACCGGAAAGTGTAATGGCATTCCGGAAGATGTGCAGAAATTTTTGAAACAAATACAATGGGCGGCAGAAATATATGAATATGAGCCGAATATAACCCGTGCTTCCAAGAAATTGCGTCTGCGCATTAATGCGGAGCAGAAATTGGCTTTGGATGAACGTACCTGCAAGGAACGTATCTATCAAGCCATTAATTATTTTAATGTCGATAACAATGTCAGCGAGAAGGTATGGGAGAATCACTATGCGGACAAGCTGGAATCCATGGCGCAGTTATGTGCGGCCAAGGGGGATATGAAAACGATGGCTGCATGTATCGAAAGAGCCAGCGAGCATCGGATTCGTGCCGCCCAGATAGCAGAGGCTGCTACCAATCTTGGTATTACTTTCATTATTGATCCTAACCTTTGTCCGGAAGATATGGGATTGGAAAGCAAATCGCTGAAAGAGATAGCGCGTAAGCATAACGAAGGGTTTTATATCCAACTTATCGACGGTCTTCCTATTGATAAGAGGGAAAAGAAACGATTGTTGCGGGATGCCGATATTCAGGATGTAGAGGAAATATTAAATGAAGAGTAATCATGAGTCAGAACGATATATCCAATGATGAATTTTCAATGGAGATGGAACGTATCTACATGAATTCCATGCAGGTAATGGTCAATCTTCTTGATCCTAACAAAGTGGTGGTGGAAGCTGCACGTGCGTCAGGTAAAACGAGTGAGGTTACAGTAAACCGCATTGTCCGTGTGGCAGACAGTATGCCGGCCGAGTTGTCATTTTTAGCGCATCGTACCTATGTTGCGTTGCTTACCAATATATGGCCTAACATTCAGGCTGCTTTTTCCAGGCAGATTACGGTTAACGGTCGTCCCCGTTGTATGCTGGAATATGGCATTGACTATATTGCGGGAGAGTCGAAGATTCCAGAGCATTTCCGGAAGCCGCGTTATCCAATTTCTTATCTCAAGCATAGCATCCTGTTCCGGAACGGTCATCATATCCAGCTGGTAAGTTCTGACCAGCCGGACTCAGTGGCGGGTAGAAGTGGTGTTCATGCTTTTGTAGAAGAAATGAAACACAATGACGGAGAGAAACTCAAGACACGTTTGTTTCCTTCTCTTCGTGGATCTTCTGCGGAAATTCGTAAAAGCCCATATTACCAGGGATGGACCGGGGTTTCTGATACTGCCCGTGTGGATTTGAATGAGGATGACTGGTTTGAACGATATGAGGATCAGAACAATCCTCAGCTTCTTTCCGAAATAGCCACAGTAGCCGTTCATGTGAACAAAGCGGTTTATAAAAGAATGGAACTTCTTACTGCCCAAAAGAATACCACCAACCCGGTCACGCTTGAAAAGATACGCCTGGAACTGAAGAAGTATGACAGACAGATATCCATGTGGACACCGCGTTTGGCTGATATGCGGCGCAACGCCACATTGTATATCCGGGCCAGTTCATTTGTCAATAAAGACATATTGGGACCTAAGTTTTTTAAAACTCAGCTTGACACATTGGATATGGACGAATTTCTTACTGCTATATGTGCTGTCCGTCATAAGTCTGTGGTTAACAAGTTCTTTGCAAATTATGATAAAGAAAAGCATCAATTCTCTGACGGGTATATTTATGATTCTATCATGAAGCTTGATCTGAAGGATCATTTTATCATCACTGCCCGTTATTTGAAATACTACGACAAGAGCGCTCCGCTGTATATAGGGTATGATCCCGGACATTTCTCAAGCCTGGTATGTGGGCAACCCAAGAAGTACGGAAAGGAATTCAGGCTGTTGAAAGAGTTCTTCTGTTTCTATCCGGATGAGCAGCCGGAGCTTGCTAGACAGGTTTATGAGTTTTTCGGGCGTGACTGTCGGAACAAACGTATTGTTTTATATCCGGACAGGGCCGGTAACAAACGTAGGGAGGAACTGGAGCAAATAACGACTGACAGCCGAGCATTGAAGAGGGAACTGGAAAGCTACGGGTTCGAAGTGCAGCTCATGAACGAAGGACAGGCCACAATCTATCATTGGCAGCAGTTCAAGCTGATGTTGCTTTTGTTTGGTGACAGAAGCAATGCTTTGCCTCACGTTTTTATTGACGAAAATGAATGCCCTAACCTTTGTAGTGCTATACCTCTTTCACCACGTAAGAGCACCAACGGACGTATAGAGCTGGACAAGAGCAGCGAAGTTAAGATACCGCTTCACCGTCAGGCTGGACTGACAACACAGATTCCATCTGCATTCATTTACCTGATGTACGGTCTGTATGGGGATGCTGTTCTTAACGAATTGACCAGCATTCCTGATGATATTCCGGATAATTTCAGCTTATAATTAAAATTCGGCTTAAATAATAAGTTCAATTGATTTAATATAAGTATCTGTTTGACATTTAAATAAGTGTTATGTGAATCATGGATAAACGATTGACTTTTTGAAAAATTTTTGAACTTTTTTCAAGAGACGATTGACTCCACGCCGCGCTGATAAAACCGATTGCACAGCACAGGGGGTAGATGGGTGGAAATATGATTCTTCCCTTGAGATTTCGTCTTTTCTACTGTATCGGAAAACGAATAAATTCGTAGCATGGAAGAAGTAATAGATCATAACGTTACGATGTCGGGTGCACAGGCCATGCAATGGGCTAGGGAGATATCCAAGCTGCCCGATGGATGCTTTACCATAGCATTCTATCCATGCAGTCTGCAACGTAATGAGGCATCCACTAAGATCATTGTAAAGGACGGTTGCAAATGGCGCACCCAATTGCCTCATGAACGTTTCAGTGTGGACAGTGATAACTTCTTCCTGTTTACCGACAAGGACGGAGAACCCCGTATGTGTTACACTATATTGATACGCTATATGGGATTCCCGCAAGATGGATTTAAATTACATAAAATAGATTGGTTATCATGAGTCAACAAAGTAATATAGAGATGCAGGGATGCCTTGGCGTGTACGTTAATGACAGCAGTGTGATATCTTTCCAGCTGGGAGAAGGGAGTATGCAGGATGCCTTGCAGCGTAACCGAACTGTATCTGTTAATCCGGTGGTATTGGAAGGACAGGTGAGATGGCTTACAGTCAAAGGGTATAACATCGCTTCTCGTGGCTGGAACAATCTGAAATGCCAGGAAGTAGCAAGTGATATCAAGCATAACAGACTGCTTCCAAGATTGATAACCAAACAGGTCAATATGCTGTATGGCTCCGGACCGGCTGTCTATAAGACAGAACTTGTCGATAACAAAGTCAAGAGAACTTGGATTATGGAACCCAGTATACAGAGATGGCTGGAAAGCTGGGAGCAGAATGGAATGGAGCAGGGATACAGGGCGTTTGCAAAACAGAACATCAAAAACTATTATTATTTTCGCGATTTCTTTGTAAAATGGCGGTTTTCAGCAGGAAAAGGGATTGTTCCGGGCGTGCTGCCGGTTGCTGGTCTGGAAGCCATGGAGAATAAGGATTGCCTTTTGGCCACCACCCGGACGGATGTGGCTTATGATATGGTTTATTATAAGGATTTTACGGCTATAGCTGTTGGTAAGTTTATCAATGGAATCAGTACCAGTTTGCGTATTTATCCTAAATTGCGTATGCAGGATGTACCGCGATACAGGTTCGCTGCTGTTTCCCATCATCGTGAGAAGTCCATTGATAATTTCTATGGAGAGAATGAGACACACGAGGGCACACAGCCTTATATCAAGGGATCCAATGAAAATGCGATATATATTAACAGCTTTCTTCGTAATTCGTTGGCTGCTAAAATACATATCATCATTCCTAATGCATGGGTGAATTCGAAGAGAACCCAGATTACCAATCTTTGCAACGAAAACAAGGAACGTGCTTCGAAACAGGAGAAACTATTGCTGTACAATGGGCTGGAGATTGGGACTGAGTTCAAGGAGTCTACCTTGATCCGCTATATTAAACAGGAATTGGATAATATATCCGATTACTTGTCCGGAGCCGATAACCAAGGAAAGGCTTACGCGACCTTTAGCTTTCGGAACGGAAGCAGCGGGGAAGAGGAGCGATGGAAGATAGAAACCGTCGATTTAAAATATAAAGAATATATTGATGCGATTATCAGCTATGATAAACGTGCTGACGAAGTATTGCTGTCAAGTGTCGGGCTGGATTCTTCCATCTCATCAGTCAGCAAGGACGGTGTAATTAGCAAGAGCGGAAGTGACGCTTATTACAACTATTTGATTTATCTGCTCCAATTGGCACCGGAAGATGAGATTGTATGTGAACCGTTCAACCAGGCTATCCGTATAAACTTCCCTGAATTGTACGAACAAGGTTATCGGATAGGCTTTTACCGGGAAATCCCATCACGTCAGGAAGATGTATCACCGTCTAACCGTCTTAATAATCAGCAGCCATGAATGTTTTAGAAGAATTGTTTATAGATGTGGCCCAGTTCCACCTTTATTCCCCTTATGCGGAGAGTAACATGAATTTCAAGGATCTTGCATCAAGTGCCATGAGTGCCATTAAGCAGGTTCAATCCGTCATATCTCCTGATATCTACAAGAAGATAGCAGCAGGAGAGGATAACGATGAAAAGGATGCATTAAGAAGTGCCGTGGCTAATCTGACATTGGCAAAACAGCTTATATTCAATGTACTGTCACTTCGTAAATCGGATGTGGATATCTACAAGAACGAGCAGGAGCAGATGCGCAGGGCTTATCGTGATAATTACTATAATGCAATGGATACGTTACTTCAGCTGCTTGATTCGGATGAGGAATGGAAGAAAACCAAGACTTATAAAGCTTTGGAAAACCTTAAGTTGAAGACTACTTATGAATTCGATGCATCTTATCCCATTGATAATTCATTCCTGTACTTTTTCAGATGTGTTCCGATCCAGCAGGAGGCATTGGATGATTATGTATCAGGCTATTATGAACGTTTGCCGGAAAAGGACCAGACAAACCGTCGGAAATTGGACAGATGTTTGGCTAAAATAACAGTGGCATTGTCGTTACGAAGATTTGATATCCTTGAATTTCCGTCAACCATCCGTAATTTGTTTGAAGATTCAAAAGTTATGCGTTACGGTACCCAGGAGCAGGAGAGGATGTTAACTTTATCTGATGATCTGATGTCACAAGCCTTGGAAAGCCTTAAAAATATTGATTTGTCTTTATCCGGAAATACGGATGCTGATATAGTAACTGAAACATCTTTCAATCGTCCGGGCGATAAAATTTATTTGATGCCATGAAAAAAAATATTGAATTTACCCTGAAAGGAAGCGTGTATTCTATTCCAAACAGTTGGGAAGGGTTGAACACTTATCAATTTAAAGAACTGGTTGCGGACCTGATTTCCATGTCCGCAGGTAAACTTTCTGCCGGTCTTGTGCGTGTGCGCCATATATGCAGGGTGATGGGTTGGGATATCAATAAGATAACCGATGCGGATGCCATGGGAAACATTGCTTGCCTGGCTGAGCAGGTCACCTTTCCTTTTCTGATCTGTTATCCGGATAATGATGCGGCACTGGCGGATCTTGACACCGATTCTTATGAGCTATGCAAGCGTGTCCCGCCGGAAAGACTGACGGGAATAAATATATCCCGCTATCTGTCACGGCTTGATTATAAGTTTGTGGTAGACTCCTGTTTTTGCAAACAATTTATAGGATCTGTCCATATTGACGGGCAGGATGAACCTTGTCTTGGTTATACCATTGATACAGGATTCTCTATGCTGACAACCTCATTGACTGCACAGCAGTTTATTGACGCGCGTGAGCTGGCGGATTGCCGGGATGATCAGCTTCCCCTGCTTGCTTCCATCCTGTATTCTTCACTTCCTTATGAAAGTGACAGGGCGCATCAACGTGCCGTTCTTTTTTCAAAAGTGGATATTAAAACATTGCAGGCCATCCGTTTCAATTTCAAGGGATTCATCAATTATTTGTTCAGTCGTACAGAATACAAGATTCTTACTAAAATCATACCGGGAAAGGAATCTGTGATAAGCACAGGGGCACAAGATGCTCTGTACGGCTTGAGTGCTGACGGATATGGAAATTTGCGTGAGATATCCCAGATGAGCGTCTTGCAATATCTTGGAATCCTGAGAAAGAAGATGATTGAATCCGTGCGTAGCCTTCATGCCTCCAAAATGGATGTTGCTGAGATCGCTAATACTACCCGGTTGCCAATTGATGTTATAAATGATATACTATGATTCTTGAGTATTTAAAATATTTTTCCCGGTTTCCAGCCCGTGACGGGGTTCTGGATATGTTTATTAACGGAAGTTCCGAACTTTATGAATATGAGGAACTGAAAGGGTATATAGCCGGTATGTCCGAACCTTTGGTTCCTGATATTTCCAATTTTGTTTTCGGGCAACGTTTTGAGGATGTTAAAAAACGGGTGGATGCCCTGATAGGAACTTATCTGTTCTGTGATTTTGGAGAGATACAAAGCTCTCAGGACAATATAGGTTCCATAGAGGATACGCATAAGCGTGCGGTGACGGTTGCGGTCAAATTAGGGAATAAATCTGATATGGTAGAAGTTGCCATTCAGAGTGACCGAACGTTGAAACTATTGAATCAGGTACGTGCTTATATGATGTATGATTCCCGTCATTTGTCATGGCTCAAGCCTATATCGGATAATCAGACGATTGTGCCTTTTGTGTCGCCTGAACTGTCATCAATAGGCTGGAGCATGAGCTTTGTCGCATCGGCTCCCGACTGGATGAATGTAAAAGAAATAATGAAACACATAACTTAAAACAGATATGAATACAAGTTCTAAAATCACATTTTCGGTATTCATTACCGAATTTTATAGTCTGATGTGGGATATGAGATGGTTGATGCTGCTGGCTTTGATTCTTATTTCTACAGATTTATGGTGGGGCATCAGCAAATCCAAACGAAGAATGGAGGAAGTGCGTATAAGCCGGGCTATCCGGAGGACCCTTATAAAAATGGGGGATTACGTATGTATAATTCTATTGGGGGCGGTTTTAGGGAAAGCGATTGGTGAACCTTTGGGCATTCCTTATTCCACTATTTCCGTATGCTGTATGCTGATAGCCTGTTACTGTGAACTTGAAAGTGTGATCAGTAATTACTGCGAATGTAAAGGTCTGCATTACCATATCAGTCTTTGGAGTGTCTTTAAGGGACTGGTCGGCTTGAAAAGTAAAGAATTGAAGAATGTTATTAATGAAATAGAAAATGAAAGCAAACATGAAAATCTTAATTGACAATGGCCATGGAGCCAACACACAAGGCAAGCGTTCTCCGGACGGTCGTTTGATTGAGGCGTTATATACCCGTGAAATTGCCATCCGTGTGGAGCATGAATTGTGTAAGAGGGGGTATGAGACACTTCGGATTGTGCGTGAGGAAGTTGATGTGCCGCTATCGGAGAGATGCCGCCGAGTGAATGATATTTGTTCCGAATTTGGGAAGAGTAATGTTCTTCTGGTATCCATCCATTGCAACGCCGCCGGAAATGGGGCACAATGGATGCAGGCTCGTGGATGGGAGGCATGGACCAGTATAGGGCAGACAAAAGCGGACAGGCTTGCTGATTGTCTGTATGCTTCGGCTGACAGGTTCCTTCCTGGAATGAAGATTAGAAAAGATCTGGCTGATGGTGATCCGGACAAGGAGAGCGGATTCTATATTTTAAAACATACGGAATGTCCGGCTGTATTGACGGAAAACTTATTTCAAGACAATATGGAAGATGTGGCTTTCCTTTTGTCTGAAGAAGGGAAACAGGCTATAACATCCCTTCATGTCGAAGGAATAATTAAATTCATTGAACTATGAAGCTTATACCTTGGATCTTGGTAGTCTTGTTAAGTATCATGCTGATGCTTTCATGGTGTTCCTGCCCGGCTGATAATTCTGGGAAGCTTGCGCCGGATACATTATGGACGTTGGTTGTTGACACCATAAGGGATACCATCATACCTCCGCCTGAGGTAGAACATCATGTAAGAGTGGATACCGTTTTGTTGCCGGTATCCATGGAAGATCCTGATGTGGACATAGACTCTACGTTGCCTGACTCCATGCCGGTGATAATCCCGATAATGGAAAGGGAATACCGGACGGATGATTATCGCATTTTGATTAATGGTTATAATCCGGAACTTAAGTCAGTTGAATTGTATCGCCCTACAATGTTGGGAACTATTAAACAGAGAAACAAACGGTGGGGGATTGGTTTTTCTGCCGGATATGGTATTGGAAGTGGCGGCTTTTCTCCTGTATTGGCTGTTACTATCAATTACAATCTGTTGCAGTGGTAACAAAAATCCCCGGCTTGCGGTCTTGCTCTTATTCTATTGACAGTCGAATTTGAAAACCTTTGGATGTGCCGGGGATAGATAAACAACAATGTTTTTAATAAATTGTTTCTAAATTTTACATTATTATGAGCAAGACCGCACGTTTTAATGAAATCCTTGAATCAGTCGCCTCTTTCACGGAAATACATCAGGAATTTATCCTGTCAGACAATCGGGCCGCCGAAGTGGTGGATGCCCGTTGCATTTTGGTAAAACTGTTATCCGAAGAAGGTTTCTACCCTTCCCAGATCAGCAAGTATATGGACCGTACAGAAGCTAGTATCCGGTATCTGCTTGCTTCCTATTCATCTCGGATATCTTCCAGTCTGTGGATGGAAAAGGATGTAGAAGTTATCCGCAAACATCTTGAAAATAAGTCGAAAATAAACGGTAAATAAGAAACAAATAACTGTAATTCAGTTGATAGTTATAGTCTGTACCTTTGTAATGTCAGGTTATAGCCTGGCCTAGTAACTTATTAAAACATAATATTATGACTATCAAAGGTATGAACGGTGAGAACTATAATGTCACCGGCCAGGGACAAGGTAATTACAATACCGTCGGAGCGTCAGCAGGTATCGCATCATTTTTAGGCTTGAATGCGGGCAATATCCTGGGAGGCGGCTGTTATAACCGTAATATGGCGGCAGGTCCTGTGGAAGTGATTACTTCGGATGACAAACCTGTCAGCCGTTATGAAGCGGCCATGATGGACAAACTGGCTCAAAAGGATGGAGAGATCGCCTTGCTGAAAGCGAACACTTACACGGATCAGAAACTTGCTGATGTTTATGACCGATTGCTTAGCCGTATCAATGCGGATAAGAGTGAGCAGAATGCCATCAACATGAATCAGGCTGTGTACAATGGCACTAATACCGCCACTCTGGCTTGTATGAAACAGCAGATTGCTGATTTGGCTGCGTTAAGTGAACTTGTTGTTCCGCAACGTAAAGTGTGTGATACCGGTTGCTGCGGTTGTAACTAGTGAATCTCATTGAAAGGGCGGTTTCATTCCGTCCTTTCCTCTTTTTAAACTCAAACAATATATTACCATGTATACCAATTCACAAATTTTATCAGCAGTGTTGAATAAATGGCTGCAACCTGTAGTGCAGCAATTCTCCGCACAAAAAATGGGATCGTTTCCTTTTGTGCAGATGATTGAGACCAAATTGAAATCAACAGGCTTCGTTAAACCCAGCTGGAGTCTTGCTGCGGAATTATCTCCGATAATGCAGAATGTCAGTGGAACTATCATAGAACCTATCATTAACCGCTATATCTCACAAGTGCCGGATGATGCATTGCCCGAAATGGCTCACAAAATAGTGGATGATGCTATTAAAAACGGAGGGTTGACACTGATGGATGGAAAGGTTGTTTTTGAAAAGGAAGACATGGAAGAACTGAAAACCTTGCTTGAATATAACCTGCCTTTGATTCCTAGAGAAGAATACATCGTCAAGACAGCGCCTGATAAGGAAGCTGACGGCAGCGATGAACCCCAACCGAAGTCGGACGGTATAAGTTCCGACACAGAATAATTCTTAATATATATCCATTATGATTCAATTGACTCCGATTGCAATCGCTGCTACCAGCCAGCAATATCTGACTAATGTAGTGGAGAATTTATGCCAGGCTTATTGCGCTGAAAATGGTGTACAGCCTACTGGCATAGTTAATTTTACTGTCGCAGAACAGCAGACGGTGAATACCCAGACTGTTGTAACCATCAATGCAGCAGTGCTTGTTGCTTACACTCCTAAAGGATCATGCCGTTCTGTTACCAAACAATGGGTTGAGCAGTTTAAGGTAGCCTTTATCGGTGCGGCCGGTGCTGTTCCTACGATTACACTTACTCCTCTTGTTACTCAGGTTACTCCTGAGAATGTAAAGTGCTGTAACCGTGCGTTTGGTGTGAGTCTGGCTACTCCGTTGACCATTGCGGCCACCTTTCCGGCTACTCCCACAGCTTGATAGGATTATGACTCAAAAGTCATTAAAACCTGTAAAAAAGAAAAGGGAGAAAAAAGTTTGAGTTTGCTCCCCGCTTTATTGTGGGGAGTTTACTTTAATATCCTATAATTATGAAGACTAAAGAAGAAATGATAGATCGCTACCATGAACTCTATGAAAAGATGGTGGCAAGTAAAGATCCGAAGAATATGAAGATATTCGGTGAAACTGAAAAGTATATGTTCAAGGCTGTCGCGGCAGCTCATCCTGATCTGGCCGAAAACTGGTTGTCGCATTTGGAGGCTGTTTGTTGGGACAATTATCTATCCGAACACGAGGCAATGAATATCAGCAAACGTATTGTCAACCAAGATGGAATGAAAGGATTCCATTGGTCCTATGATACTTTTGAAAAAACGGTTGAATCGCTTGGAGGAGTATGTGAAGACAAACCGCATTATAACAGTTATGCTTTATGGGTAACTGCCAATATGATTTATTCGGATCATGCCAGAAGCATTGCGGAAGACATGGGGCATAAATTGCCGGCAGATGTGCCTAATGAAAAGATGGCATTGTCATGCTATCGTAAGGCTGTGGAAAATCTTAAGGATGTGGATTCCGGGTTTCATGTACGGCGGTATTTCAAGCACAAGATGTACGACGATCCAGTTATGTGACCTGGATAAAAAATTAGATAAAATAATCTCCATGATTGAAAAACTGGACGGTCTGAAAGGTTTCGGCTCCAATGTACTGGCAAATGTTGTAGGAGATATAATCATGGGTAGGTAACTGTAAGGTGTTTTAGAAATAAAGCACCTTTTATTTATGATTGTAGTATTATTTTAATACTGATTGGAATTTTATTATTAACTTTGCGAAAAATTTTAAAACTTAGATATTTATGAAAAAGTATTTTTTACTACTGATTGTTTCTCTTCTATTTACTTCATGTAAAAGTTATATCCAGATTTATGATGTGGACAGCACCTCGGCCAAAACAAGTAATGAGCAGTTTGTTTTTGAGAATGAAGATTGCAAGCTTACTTATAATTTTTGGGAAGAATGGGGAAATGCTTCTATGATATTTACCAATAAGACGGATAAGAACTTATTTGTTTCGTTATCTCAGTCATCTTATATTTTTAATGGTTTTTCTTCATCTTTCTATAAAGGTGTAGATGATCATGTTGTTATATCTAAATTTGAAAGTAAGACTTTTCATGATTTGCCTGTAGTTTGTGTAGCTCCAAAGTCTTCTAGAGTTATTGGGGATTTAAATCTTGTAGATAAAATATATTTCTTCTGTGAAAAAAAGAAAGATAAACCTAATCGCAGATATTCAGAAGATTATAATGAAAATAATTCTCCTATTAAATTTGGATATAATATGGTATATTCTGCAAAAGAGAATTGTAATGAGGTTAAATCTTTAGAAAGTTCTTTTTATATATCAAGAATTGAAAATGTGATAAAGAAACAAGAAGAGGTTTCTAGTCAGGTTAAAGATTGTTTGGATTATAGTGAAACATCTGTTATTACATTGAAATCTCAATCTCCCAAGCGTTTTTATATAAAGAGGTTTAAAGATGTAAATCCAACCCCAGAACGCAAATATTAATTCTTCGATAACAAATTTTTAAGCGGAATTCTAAAAAGTTCCGCTTTTGTTTTGCTAATCCAAAAATAATATTCACCTTTGCAGTGATCTCCATATTGAACAGGCGGATAGTTCCGCTGACATTACCGTTGGCATTTTTTGTGTCCATGGCTTATCATATAGTTCCGTCCCGTGTGGAGCGTTAATGCGCCCACTGCCTGTTCAAGGTGGAGATCAACGGGGAGCGGAACTTTTTATTTTCTCTCCGTATATAAAGTTTTGTTTTATTTTAAATGATCTCCAAAAAAATGAAAACGACTGTATTTATTGAAAGAGCAAAGTTTGATTCTTTGCAAAAAAATCCGCATTTTTTATTGAAATGCATTGATGTTCATTATGTTATTATTTTTTTAGGTAAAAAAGGAAAATTCTTTAGAACATTTTCACGTTTGGTATTGTTCATACTACGTGCCACATTGCTTCGTTTCGTTCCCTGCATTAAGCACAATTGCCTGTCCTATATGTTTCACCATATTTGTTTTATCTTTGCTGCATATAGCAAGACAATACAAGCAGTGCACCGTTGAAAAGCTTGCTTATAGCTAATATTATGATATTATAATTTAATGATTTAAAAGAAATGAATATTAATGGAATTATTCTAAGCGACGAAAGTCTTAATGTGTTGCGTCGTATGCAGGAAGACGGTAATAGCGAAATTGATAATGTTCTTGAAGGACTTGATTGTATAGCTGAACTGATTGAGAATCCGGAAGCGGATGCCAGTGATGGTGATCGTCTAGTCATGTTGCAGCAGCTTCGCGGTGTGCGCAAGATTTTGAAAGATCTCAAAGCATCTTCTTTTGATGAGTCAGAATAATGAAACTAAAATAGACAGTTACATCACTGCCTTGATGACTGTCTATTCTCCCGCAACCAATGAGTCCGATGCGACTCATTGGTTTTCTACTGAGGATGTGTATGAAGCCATAAAGAAGATTGATCCGGGAACATCCGTCAGCTTGGAGGATGTCTACAATTCGCTTCTTATGGGAGGGTTCCGTTTCCAGCCACGTCCCGGAACATTGGGATGTGAGTTCCGATGGATGTTTAAACAGAAATAATTATAGATAAATACGATATTTCTTTTAGTCTAATTCTTATATTATCAATTCTTTTTGTATATTTGCAATGTGTTCAGAATATGAACGCTGTGTAATAAGTTTAGTTACATGGGAAATTGGAGTGAACAACAAGAGGCAAAGAAAGAAGTTAAGGAGAAAGAGAAAACAAGCCGTGAAACCCTTGGAAAGTTCTTCTATGATTTGGGTAAAACATCATTTACTGCCATGGTAGCAGGTGGTGCGGTTTCTTTTTTCACAGACTCTGGCAATGATGATTATTGGGGGCTTTTAATAATTGGAGCATTCTCGACCATTGTGTTTGCTTATATTGGATATAAAATAATAAGGAGGTAATTTATGGAAGGTTTATTGATTGTGCTTGGTGGTTCTGGAATGTTAGCCTTTTTCTTTGCTATATGGTTAAATACCCGGAAAGGCAAAAAATGGCTTGCTAATTTATAAGCTTATTTTATAACTAATATGGGCGAAGGCGGTATAAAATCTGTCCTTCGCCTTTTTCATTTCTATAATTACTTTAGCTTCAAATTTTATGAAGCTATGGTAACAGACCAATTTATCAAAAAAACATTCATTCACAATGTTGTATCCATCGGTTTTCAAAAAATAAGGCAGATACAACAGGAAGTCATATCGGAGAATTTGAATGTCATATCCGGCAATCTGCTCCAATCAGTCCAAGAAAAACCGGTGGAAATAGAAGGAACTGAACGTCAAATATATTATATGAGCGTTCTTCCTTATATGCGTTTCTTAGATATTCGTTTTCGGCAGGATCTGCGGATAAGTAGAAAACTTTCCATCTATAACCGTGTCATTTGGGGGGTACTTTATGGTGTAGTGCTTCCTAATCTGCGTTATGGCTTTACTCAGGACATACGTAAGTATATCACCCGGCAACTTCAAGAAGGTTCAGATATTGATCAATTAGATTTTCAATCATATATATAGACTACTGAATTATGGCTAAGAAACTTAATGAAGACGAAATCAAGTATATTTTATCGGTGGAATCGTCAAAGGCACAGCAGGAAATTCGCAAACTCACTAAGGTTAATAGGGAGTTGAACAAAACAAATAAGGAGCGTCGTGAATTGATGCGTGAGTTGGAGTCTCAAGGAAAAAAGGAATCGGATGAATATCAGCGTCTTGATGAAGAAATAAAAAAAAGCAATAAGACTATTTCAACAAATAACAAGTTGATTGGTGAATTGGAGAAGAAGCTGGATGTTACAGGGCTTACTATGGCCCAACTCCGAAAAAAGGCTAAAGATCTTCGCCGACAGTTGGATCAGACAGTAAAATCAACACATCCGGAAGAATACGCCGAACTTGAAGCGGAGCTTTCCAAAGTAAATAGCCGGATGGAGGAACTTAGGGGTACTGGGAAATATGCCCAGCAACAGCTGACTGCATTTGATAAAACAATGAATATGGCCAAAACGGCTGCTAAAGGTTTTATAGCCGTGCAACTTGTCAGATATTTGAAAGATGTCGGAATGAAATCCTATGAAACTCGTAAGGAATATGCCCGTTTTGAAGCGACTCTTCGTAATGCTACCGGCTCTTCAGAAGAAGCGGCAAAGGCAATGAAGATGTTGCAGCAGCTTGCTAAAGATACGCCGGCCAGTGTGTCAGAATGGACTGAATCATATATTAAATTAGTTAACCGTGGAATTAAACCGACTACCGATGAACTGACAGCAATGGGAGATATCGCAATGTCCCAAGGCAAGGATATAGACCAGTTTATTGAAGCATTGCTTGATGCCATGACGGGTGAGAATGAACGTTTGAAGGAGTTTGGTATCACTGCTTCGAAGAATGGAAAAACTACTGCATATACGTTCAGGGGTGTAACTACTGAGGTACAGAATACGGATATGGCAATTAAAAACTATATTCTGTCATTGGGTAAATTACAGGGAGTACAAGGTTCTATGGCTACCCAGATGAATGAGCTGGCTGGCTTGGAATCAAATTTAGGGGACCAGATGGATTCTATCTATAATAAGATAGGGAAGAAACTTGAACCGGCTATCAAATCCTTCATGGGAACTTTAGGACGTTTTATGGGGACAATATCAAAATCCCTTGATTCTTCTGGCGAAAAATTTGATGACCAGTTGAATAAGGTTGTTTCCCTGCAAAATGGGCTGCTCCCTTTGCTGAACCGATATGATGAATTGAAAACTAAAACAAGCTTAAGCGCACAAGAACAAGATGAATTAAACCAATTGATATCCCGTATCGCTCAAATAATACCAGGAGCTGTTACTGGCTTTGACAATTATGGAAGGGCTATATCTGTGAGTACTGATTATGCCCGTGAGTGGATAAAAACAGAAAAAGCCAGATTAGCCTATATCAATAAATCACAAATTGAAGAGCGCAAGAACGAAAAAAAGAACATTGAAGAAAGGATAAAGAGTCTGAAACGCCAAGAAAGTATAGGAAAAAGGCTTTATGGGGTTGATAAAGAAGGAAATGCAAAACATATTGCTGTTTATAGCGGGGGGATGGGATATGGACCTAATGCGGAACAAATAAACTCTAGAAAGATGACTGCGGATGAGCAAAACAAGTTCAAAGAGGAGATGAAGTCATTATATGAGGAATTATCAGGAGTTGATGCGGAACTTTCTCGTTTGCAGGGAACTACTTTAGACGATATGATTAAAACTCAAACAGAGATAATTGAAAAACGTAAAAGTTTTAATGAGATGAATAAAGAATCTCTTTCCGCTTGGATTGATGATGAAAAGAATGCAACAAGCGAGTATTTGAGCATGGCCAAGGAAATTTATAAAAACCGTTTTCCAGTAACTCCTATTGATCCTGATGCAGCGGAAGAAGAAGCTAAACGAAATGAAAAAATATTGAAGGAAGCATTACAGAAGCAGACAGAACTTTTTGAACAACAAAAAATAGAGTTAAAACAACGTTATTTGGCGCATAATGACGAACAACTACAAACTGAATCTCAATTTAACAAGGCCATGGAAGATTTGACCTTGCAGGATCTTAATGCCCGTCTTAAAATAATGGGGTTGGAGGTTTCACAACGCCAACAGATTGAACAGCAAATTTTGGATATTCGTATAAAGGCACTTGAGGATTTTCGTCAGAGAAAACTTGCGATTGAAACAGAAGAAGAGCAACAGCGTGTGTCACTTAATAAAAAATCCATGGATGAAAATAAAGAGTGGCTTGATAAGCAGTTGGCAGATAGGCAGCAACATCATAATGATCAGGTAAAAATAATTAGTGACGCTTTGAAACAGCAAGTGGATCAATATAAGGAATATGGAAGCCAAATGGGGGAATCATTAGGTAAAGTTTTGTCAGGTCAGGAAGACATGCTTTCCGCTTTTGGTAATACCATGATTGATATCCTTTTTGATGTCTTATCTCAAATTATAAATCAAAAAATTGCGGAAGCTACTGCTGTAGCCATTGCGGAACAGGCTAAAGCGGCAGCTATTAGTGCTGCCCAGCCGGATTCTGTTGCCACTTTTGGGGCGACCGCTGCTGCCCGAACCGCTATTATCAGTGGCTTGATCATGGCTGCTTTAACAGCTGCAAAAACAACATTAAAAGGTTTGCTTGCTAAAAAAGGCTCATCTACCACGTCGGGAACTACATCTCCGAATACATCATATACCCGTGTTCCCGGTAGACAATCCGGAGGATATATAGATGTCACTCGTGCCCAAGATGGAAAAGAGTTTCAGGCTGTCTATGATCCTAAACGTCGTGGATTTATAGACAAACCTACTGTTATAGTAGGAGAGGGGCCTGCCGGATCATCCAAGGAATGGGTAGCTAGCAATGAGGCGCTGAAGAATCCTACCATTGCACCCATATTGTCCATTCTTGATCAGGCACAACAGGCCGGAACTATTCGTACTTTGGATTTGAATAAATATCTTCAGGCACAGGCTATAGGTAGACAGTCTGGAGGTGGAATTCAATCCGCTACTGTACCTTCTCCCACTGTTCAGCCAGATCTCGGATTAAGCCGTTCTATAAAAGAACTTAATGACACTCTTCTGCTATTGAAAAAGGATGGCTTGCCTGCCTATACTCTTCTTGATGATTTTGATAAAGCTAGGAAACTACAAGAACGATCACGCAAAATAGGAAGTAAACGATGAAAATAACTAATGTCAATAAGGGAAGGGCATATCATTTGTCCTCAGATACCCAATTACAGGTAGAGCGCCCCAATTTGTTTTTTAATGAATATGGTGAACAAACCAATCCGGTGAGTCTCCCGGATACCGATGCTAATCGGGAAATTTTGGATTATCCGGATATTATGGCCAGAAAGCAGAAGCCGTCTGCTTCTATTGTTGCCACTATTGAAGATGACGGATATTTTATGGCCTGTCGACAGGCTGTATTGTCCGCTAAAAGAAAAGAAAGTATAGAAACTTCGTTTTATATGAATGAAGGTTCTTTCTTGTCGAAAATATCGGAAACTTCTCTTTCTGAAGTGTTCGGAACAGAAATCATACCGGGGCTGTCTACTGTTGAACAATGTATAGATTTTTGTCGGTCATTGATTGGTGGAAACAATCCGGAATATGCTATATTCCCTGTGCTCATTGAATCTGACCGCACTTCTTCCAGCGGATCTCCCAAATTTGATTATATCAATCGTTATGGATTCATGGTGGATGGCACGTTTTATGACAGTCTTAATACACCTCTTACTGGTACACCGGATTTTTATAATGCCGTTCCGCGTACTGTGACGGACGGAGATACAGTTATAAATCTTGCTGCCGGGTACTATATGTCCCCTTTCATCCGTGGAAATTATTTGCTCAAGCGCATATTGTCGTATTTCGGCTATACATTGAAAGATAACTTCTTCACTCGTACAAATCCCTTTCCTGATATGGTGTTTATAAATAATTGTGCTGATACGCTGATATCAGGAAGCATCCGGATAACTGATTTGTTGCCGGATTGCTCCTGTAATACTATTTTGGATGTATATCGGAAGAAGTTTTGTTGTGAGTTTATTCCTGATGAAGTGGAACATACAATAGATATCATACTTCTTAATGAAATTCTTGATTTGCCATCACAGGTTGATTTGGATGCATATTTAGTTTCCCGGATTAATGTCGAATATCCAGAATCATACAAGCAGCTGATATTGTCTTCTGAAGAACAGATTTCAAGTCCTCAAGAAGTGGAAACCTTTGATTCAATAACAGATCTTTATGGGAAATATAAACAATTACATATTGATCCTTTGGATGGTGCGTTTTATCGTCAAGGATATTATTTTTGGGTATTGTTTGGTGATCTGACCGTACTGCGGATTAATGACAAGGTTGCCGAGTCGTATATGAAATATTGTGCAGGTGGCGATCTTGAGACACATGAGATATCTGTTCCCGATTGCCAGCCTGTAATGCTCCATAATAATTTGAATGATGCGGAAGATGTGTTTCCATATATTGGAGCAGCTAATTTCCTTAATTCAAAACTTATGGCTGATAATACAGCGGAAGAGGAACCTTCATCTGCTGCCAGTACAACTACTGACGTGAAACTTAATCCTATGCTTGCTTTTGCTTATACTGATCATGGGTATCCTCGTGGTACAATTTCTAATTACACTAGAAATTTATCATCAGACTCTTCTGATCCGTATATCCGTTTGTGGGATTATACATTGACTTATAATGGCAATGATGGAATCTTTGAAAAATTTTATAGAAGGCTTGATGATATCTATAGGAACTCCATGCATTCAGTTACAGCTGATCTTCTTCTTCCTGTCAATTTGAAACAGTCTCTTTCTCCCTATCTCCCTGTCAGCTTGAATGGAGAGAAACTTCTTCTAAATATATTGAAATATAATTTAGGAGGTGGCTTGCAGCCTCTTGAAACGAGTTTTTATACTTATCGTTTGTATGAGCCGGTTAGCTCGGCAAAATCGTTTTCTGATTATAACACTTCTACAGGGTATATGTGGGAAGTGAAACAGTTAAAAACAACTTTGACGGAAGAACAATATAACAATTCTCCTTATAAGGATAAACAATTCGTTTCTGCTTTTCTTCCTCCTGCGACAAAAGAAGATGCGGAATCCGGTAAACGTTATTTTGTCCAGCATACAGCTCTTTCATATCAGTTTGGAGATTATATGTATTATAACGAATTTGAAGTGTGGTTTGTGGCTGTGAAAACGCCGGATGCATAATTGTCCTTTCTATAAATTCATGGGTCAGTTATTTTTGTAATAAAAACAAAAGGCATGAATATTCTGAATCAACCTGCTGCTTTATCTCTGTCCGGTAACATTGAGAAGTTCCGCATCCAATCTGCGGAATCTTTCTCTTTTGTCTTGTCAAAAGGGAATACCAGACTATTGTCTTCTGTGTATACTCCCGGTACGGATGGTTATGTTACGATTGATATACGGGATATTGTAGAATCCCAATTATCTTTCTTAATGAAAGATATCACCACTCCCTATGAACAACCTGATCTGGCGGCTGATTTTACGGCTGTTATTGGCGACAAGAACATAACATTTCGTGTACTTCGTTGTGGGGTAGACCGTTTTTCTGGCTCTGCCGAAACTTTTTTGAAGGCTAATTTCCTAACTTGGCAGCCACAGGTGAAGAAAGTGACTTACTATTATCCCGAATATCTGACATATTATGCTGTGATATCCTCCTATGTAAAGGTAAAGGCCTATTTTACCGATGATGAAGGCAAAGTGACCGAAGAGGTGAAACAACTGGCTACATTGGGAGAGAAACGGGCATATACCATTCCTGTGCAATATGCTGTGATAATGGCACTATTTGAATCCCGCCTTCCTTCTTTTTATGATGTATGGGTGGAGGATGGATCAGGTAGCCGTCTTACTTATGTGCAGCGTTATGTGGCGGGCAATATCCTTTCCGAGCAGGAGCAATGGATACTTTTTGAAAACTCCTTGGGAGGTATGGATACGTTCCGGGCTTACGGACAGCTTGATTTCCTGGCAGAACATACTCATAATATTGCCGAGATAGATGATATATCTGAAGAATATAGGGTGGATACGGAACGTAAGTTCCAGAAGAATACCGGATATCTAGACAATCGTGAACGTCAATGGCTGGTTGATTTCCTTCCGTCGAAGCAGAAGTATATATATAATCAGACTTATTTGCGACGGATTGTAGTGATAGAGGACAATACATCATATACGGACAAGGAGCTTCCATCATCTTATACGTTTACTTACAGATATGCGGATGCCCGTCCGCTGCTCAATCTACAACGAACAGATAGTCTTCCGGATAATCTGGATATCCATATACCTGATTTGAATTCTTTTACCATACCCCCTCGGTTAGTTGAATTTCCTTCGCAGCCCTTGTCCGAGGGGGTGTTGTTCCCCGTACAGCAACCGTTTTCGGAGAAATGGGCGACAACGAATATAGGTGCTATTTTTGCATATATACTGAATAAGATAAGTACAGACTATGCTGAAGGTGGAGGTATTGGACACACTCATACGAATCTGGATCTGCTCCAGCTTATATCTTATGTGGACGAATATCTTTTGGTCAATGGTAAGAAAATTAAAGCAGGTTATGCAGATGGAATTGCTGGTAATACCTTTGCTGATCTTGTAACCTTTTTGAAAGGTTTCTTGGTGGGTAAGAACGGAAGCGGTTGGACTGTATTGGAAGATGGTACGACACAAGCTGTTGTTGACCGCTTGTATGTGAAGATTAAGGCTGTCTTTGACGAGCTTGAAGTAAAGAAGAAGACGCATGTTGGTGGTGAACAGATCATATCTCCGGCCGGATTGAAGTGTGTCCGTGTGGAGGAACTTGATGAGAGCTACCGTTGTTTCTTTTTGTCAGAAGTTGATGGAGTGACAATCAATAACGAATTTACAGTAGGTACATTAGCATTAGCCCAAGAATTTAACATTAAAGAAGGGACATCCCACAATGTATCCAACCGCTACTATTGGCGTGAGGTGACAGGTGTAGGATCTGACTATATTGACTTGAGCAAAACCAATGCTGACAAGGACAGTGATGTTCCGGCTGCCGGTGATGATATCATCGGGCTTGGGCATTTGACGGATATCACCCGTCAGGCTGCTATAATCCTTTCGTCTGTTAATGAAACTTCGCCTTCCATTATTTTTTATCAAGGTATCAACTCTTTCTCTCTTGCCGGAAAAGAAGTCATCGGGCTGGGCTTTGACAAGTCCACCGGACACGCTTATATCAATGTGTATGGTGATGCCTATATCGGTGCCAAGGATGAGAGCACTTACATCCGTTATAGCCAGAAAGGCGGTGTTGATATCAAGGGTATGTTTCATATCGAACAAGGTTCCACCGGATGGCGTAATATGGAAGGTCTTCCGGATGAGATACAGGCGGCTGCCGATCTGGCCCAAAAGGCTCAGGATGCGATAGACAATGCGGCTGTCGGAAGTGTCAATCTGTTGCGTAACTCCGGGTTTACTGGAGATTATGAAAGTGAAATATTGTCCTCTGATACTCAATTGTTGGCGGACACCGAACTTTTCAGCAAGCAATTAAAGTATTGGACGGGTGTGGCTACCGTATCCGCAGATAGTGCTGCCGGCTCTGGGTACTCTGCTGCAATCGGTAGTTTGTCCCAATCCGTGTCCTTGATTAAAAATGAGAACTATGTTATATCCTTTAAAGCTAAAGGTGTGTCTGTGGCTGTTTCGTGTGGTGATTTCAGCACAACTCAGCCTCTTGCGTCCGATTATCAAAGATACACTTTCAAGTTTGCATTTAACGGTACAGGTATTTTCATGATCAGTGGTACCGCAACCATTTGTGATCTTCAATTAGAGCGTGGAACCATTGCCACAGACTGGAAACCGTCCATTTTGGATAACGACAAGGCAACAGCCGGTTTTCAGTCAATCAATTATATCGCCAGCGCGATTAAGGATGGATCTGTGGATATCCTTGGCGGTTTGATATTGGCCAATATGATCCAACTAGGCAACTACAAGGATGGTAAGATGCAGAAGGTCACAGCCGGAGTTAGCGGCATATACAATGACGATGATGATGTAGCATTTTGGGCAGGAGGCACGCTGCAACAGGCTATATTAACCGTAATGAGGTATCGTAATGATCCTAATTACCAGCCTACGGATGAAGAATGGGCGAACATGGCGAACTTTGTAGCTACTCATGGCGGTAATGCATTTTTTCGCGGCTATATCTATGCTTTGGGTGGATTTTTTCGAGGAAAGGTTGAAATAGCCAATGGTAAGATACTGTTGAATGAGGATGGTTCCGGGCAGCTTGCCAATGGGAACATTAAATGGGATGCAGAGGGAAATCCTGAATTTGTTGGAAAAGTAAAAGTCAAGTCTTCAAATGGCTATACAATAAGCATTGAGCCGGAAAATGAATATGGAATCCCCTCAATAGAGATGCGTGATAATACGAACGCCTCCCTGATAGATATATCATGCATATACGGACTGAAAGGGTTGATTCCCATGGTTTCTATGTTTGACCCGAATAGTAATGATGTATTGTATTTTCGCCCGGACAGTATGGTTGTCGAGCAAAAAGGAAGTGACGGTTATATATATCAGACCCAGATAATGGGAGGACGCATAATTATGGTTAAAGGTTCTGAGATTGTATGGGATCAAAACCAATTGCCCAAATAAAATGAAGTGATATGGAACTTAATTCGATAAATAAAACAGGTACTTGGAGTGAGGCGGCAGATCGGCTTAACTACAATTTTAGTAAGACTTCTACCGAGATTGATAAGGTCAAGCAGAACAGTGTCCGCAACAAGGGATTGTTTTCAACAGTAGAAGCATTGCAGGCTGCTGTCCCATCTCCTGTTGTGGGTGACTGGGCAGTTGTGGGGGATACCATACCGGGTCCTCTGTATCAATGTAAGACGAGAGGCGTTTGGAGTGATACAGGCACGACAGGAGGCGGTGGAAGTGTTGATCTTTCCGGTATCCTGACAGCCGAGGAGATAGATGATGTAACATCAATATTATAGGTATGAAAATTAATTATCAGTCCGATTTTAAGATCATAGAGAAGAACTTGAATGGGGATGTGAATACTCCCTTCCGGTTCACTTACCGTACAGTCCTGTCGGGATGTGTTGTTGCGGAGTTTGACGGGCACGGGTACAAGAACTGCCGTAGGCTTGATGATGGTAGTCTGCTGGTCATTTTTGACAGGCATGGACTCCGTCCCGGCACTCTGTCGGTCAAACGCGAATACTATCTTTCTGATGCTGATTTTGCCGATGGTATCTGCAATCTTGTATCGGTGGAGATTACAGGTGTTATCCTCGTTTCCGGCAAGACGGATGAGAGCACAGCGGAGATCATTCCCTATCCGGATTATGCCGCATACAATGCGGTGCAGAGCGTATCTCTGTCAGATAAGGAGTATGATGATGTGCTGAGTGATTTTAATAGTTAATAAATAATTACATAAAATAACAACAGCCCAAGTTCCGGCGGAACTTAGGCTAAAAACAGGAATATTATGGCAAAAATGCATAAACTGACCAAGGGTGGGCAAACCATTTATCCAGCTACCATAACTGATGCGGTGGTTAACCCCAAAACGCGTAAGAGTCTGACTACGGATATATCCGAATTATATGCAATGAATGTTATTATAGACATTCAAAAAAGTCTCAATATTAGTTATAATACTTTTGGTGAGTTAATAAAGTCACAAGAGTTAAAGTCCTATCTACGTAATACATATACAGATTTGTCAAGGTATAATGTGATTATGACATTTAGAAACATGCAAGGCGTGACCGAAACATATCAGTATAAGGGATATGACATTGATGTTAATTATATATCAGATGCGTCATATTGGGAACGATTGGACAATAGCCTAATGGTCGAATCAAATGCGTATTCGAATATGGCTGAAATTAGCCTAATAGGTGAAAACAAGTATATAGACTTTAATACAGGAGAAGTTAAAACATCTAACAGTAAAAATCATGCTGTTTATAAGACAGAATGTTCCGCTGGGAATATATTTATATATAGAGGTACAGTCTTGTATTCCGGTAGTTACCGCAGAGCAGTCTATGCATTTTATAAATCAAGCTCTGATTTTAATAAAAATACGTTGATTTCTATTAAGGAAGCAGACGAAAATACCCCCTTATATTTTGAAAGATTAGAAGTTCCATCCGAAGCGAAAACATTGCTTGTGTTCTGTTTAAACTCCGATTCTATAAAAACCAAGTTTATGTTGACCAAAGAGTCAATTAAACAAGAACGACTATTACCGGGTGATAGAATATTAATATCTGGAAACATTATCTCAGTTGACGATCAGGATCTATCGACAAGGCAGGAAATGTCAGACTTGGATAAAAAAAAAGCTGATATATCCATAGAAATGGTCAATCCAATAAATTGGTGGAATAAGAACAGCAAGATTGGTTTTTATGATGCAAATACTGGTGAATTTAAAGAAAATGAAAGTTATCTTTCGTCTGAGGTTATAACTGTAAGCGCCGGTAATATAATCCAATGCGGTTATTTTCTTTCGGTATCAGATGGAATTGGAGTTAATTGGGTTAGGTATAATCCAAATCAATTTATTACGCTTTGGCATTCTGACGGTAGGGTTGAGCGGATAAACAATACCGCCTTCCCTTCGTTCCCATATCAAGTTGAAGAGAATTGTAAGATAGCTTATACTTGGTATAAGGGGAATGTAGATGTGAACGATTTTGAGATGAACAAACAATATGGAGTGCTTATGATATCTGATGATATCCCCACTCGTTACGAAGAATACTTTATTCCGTATGAGCAAAAAAAACTGGCACCTGATATTATCGTAAACGGATTAGATACGTCAAAATTTGCAACTAAAGAAGATCTGGATACTAAGCAGAATAAATTAATTGTAGGAAACGGCATATCATTGTCGGAAAGTGGACAGATATCTTTGACTCAGGCAGGTAGTCTGTCCTTAATGCCTAATCCGACAATATATCGGCTAAACTATCAAATTGAAAGTCGTAAATCTTCCGACAATTATCCGTCTCTTCCATTAATTAAGGATGCCAAAGAATTACTATTTGTTTTAAATGGGAAGATTAATCCAGCAGCCTTATTCTTGTTTGGCAAGCATCGTATTGGAATAGATCAAACAAGTTATATCTATTCAGTTGACAAGACAGTAACCTTATCAGGACAGAGAGGTGGAATTTTACCTTTAAAATTCATGTTCAATGGAGACGCTATCGAATTAGGGCACAGGGGAAAAACTGCTATCAGTATACTTGTCAACGAAGGAAATGGCTGGATGAGACTTGGAGAAAAGGCTATTGATATATTGACAGAGAATGGATGGAGGAGCTATACACAGATTAAATTTGCCAGCGCGATTGAACGTGAAATCATAATAGAGAATTCATCATTAGTGTATTCGCTACGGTATTCTAATTCCTATACAGTGTCTGAAGTAACATTAAAACAGCCTCTGGCTGTTATTGCGGGAAGTAGCATTACAGAAGCTACGGCAGGAGGTGAATTTGCTCCAATGGGATGGGCATCAATATGTTGCTGGCAGTTAGGAATGGAGTGTATAAACATAGGAGTTGGACAACGCGGACTTGTAACAGATACGGATTCCAGACCGTCTATTTCCTCTGCCATAGATGATATTACTTATTTTAAAGATGCGGATTATGTGTTATTAGGAGGTGCTATTAATGACCAATATGATGACGGTTATCGTAATAGAGTTAAAACATTTGTTGAATCTTTAAAAAAATCAATGCCGTCATCGCATATTATACTGCTTGGAGAATATACTCCACAGCCTGATTCTAATATATCAGGGAACACCCATGAAAAAAGAAATGAGGCTTTAAAATCCGTAGCAAGAGAATGTAGTATTCCATTTATTGACATGCAGAACTGTGAGGTATATAATCATATCCGTACTATAATTCGGAAAGATACCCAATGGATCAGTGGTACTTTTTTGGACAGTTCATCAGACGCTATGTCTCAAGAAGGAAATTGTGACTTGATATATCATCACGAAAACGGAAGTATAGACCATACTCACCCAGGCAGAATAGGGCATCAATATATAGGGACTCGAATGGCTAATGCTATGCTTGAGATATTGAAATATTTGTAGAAAATAGATTAAAAGTTTGAAATCACTCAAGGTGTAGACTTATGTTATGAATGGTAGACCATTATATAACTATAATGTAGGGCTGATCTTGGTGTAGGTCAGCCCTTAATAGTAAACTCATTACTCTACAGATTCACTTGTGTTCTGTTTCAATTTTTCAATATAGTTTTTTAAAGTTTCTATATAATTCAATTGAATATACGAAGGTGAACCATCGTTTATAGTTTGATATAAAATTTTATATCATAACAATTCCCTCAACCGATATGGTCACATTCTCCATTATATTCTTAACTGCATAAATATCAAGTCCGGGAGTTGATAAAATGCTGTCTTTGGCAACAGAGTCTCCATTAGCCTTTACACTAGCCGAGCTACCATCGTATCCCTCCTGTATGGTCAGCTTTACACTAAACTCCCCACCTTCAGAAACGGGAGACACGCTGTTATTATATGCTTCAAGCTGATAGCCGTTTCCCTGCTGCATGGTAACAGTATATGTACGTGTGGAAGCCGCCATAGCCTCAATGTCTGCGATAGGAGTCATTTCCATCATTCGGGCAATTATTTCACGGGCGATCCTTTCATAATAAGGTATGCCGCCGTGTGTCGGATCAATGATGGTATCATCAGTATAATGACTGTAAAACCAAGTCTTGTTCATATCATTAATACCGGTCTGCAATTTGGATTCAACGTATTTGACCCCCCACAGATTCAGCACCTTGATCATGTCAGCGGAAATATTGTTTACAGCGGTAGAAGTTTCACACACGTGAGGAGGTAAGACAAACAGGATATTGATGTTACGTGCGACAAGCACTTGATTAATTCCGGTGTAATCCACTTCATTATAGTATCCTTTCACTTTCATGTATCTGTAATATAATTTGGACAGGAGCACATTGATCGCTCCGCAAAGTGTGTTTGTATCATGGTTCGATATGGAAATATCTCCCAATGTGTAGCTGCCTCTGTCGTTGGTCCCTCCTGCGACATTTATCAAAACCGCATCTTCTGCGAGGGCATTGATACGGATATCCTGCCAAAAAGCATTACCATTTGAACCACTGATACGCGTTCCTCCGATTCCGTGCCATTGTGACATTGTACCTAACATCCGGTCTATAAAAAACTGGTATCCGGGATTCTGAGAGATACTGTCCCCTAATGTATCAGTAATCTTGTCGGTCCACCATGTTCTGACATCCCAGTTATGGACTATCTGGTAAAGATACAGATAGTCGGTCGGCACAGCCTGCTTCACATGACTGATATACGGTGTCCTGTCTCCACCTCCGCCCAGTTTTACCATCAAATCGCCTGTCTTGTTATTAATGTGGTATTCAAACCGTATCTTGGAGGTTCCTTTACGGGCGGCGAACATAAGGTAAGGGGAACTACCACCTTGTGTGTTCAGTTCCCGTTTCGGAATATATGTGCCATCATCTGTATAACAATATATATTCGCAATATATATACCTATTTTCTACCGCTCAGGCATATATTTTGATTTATTTTGAATTTATTTTGTCATTCTTGTCGGCGGCCTTTTGTATTTAAATGTTAAATATTACACAATACAAGAAAATATATTGTGATTTGTTTTGCTATTATATCACAATGTAGTATATTTGCATTGTGATAATAAAACAACAGGTAATAATAGAACCGGCGGCAACGGATAAGCGGCGTAAGACTATGAAGACAAAAATTCAATTTACAGATTCATACAGTGGTAGAGCAATTAATATAGTTATCAATCTCACAGACGGTGAAAAGGAATACTACTTAAGAGAAGATGACAAAAATGTCATTTATAACAAAATGTCTTCTTATCAGAGAGCAAAAATAGAATCATTCTTTGGGAAGATGAATGCATACTATACCAAAATTGAGATTTTATAAATAAAAAGTTAGGGCGACGAATTTCTTCGCTGCCCTAAATATTAAAATGTGGTTTAAACCACAATGACATTTTTAATGTCGTTTCAATCCACGCACCGAAGTGCGACTAACATCGTTGATGTTCGATACAAAGGTGCAACTTTTTGAAATAACGAGCAACAAATTATAAATATTATAAAACATATTAATTATGGCAAGAAGACGATCTATTACCCTAGATCAAGAGTCTAGGGTATTGTCCCTATATAAGGACGGGATGGCTATCAAGGAAATAATGAAGGAAACAGATATAAAGTCTGAGCAAACGATATATAGGATATTGGACAGCAATGGTGTGCCCCGAAGACCGAAGGTTAATGGCGTGAAAAGGATACTTGTTATGATAGAGGAGGATGTGGCAGCTATCTTAGATAAGGAGCAATCGGTATCATTATATGTCAATGAGGCTATAAGATTCTATCACGGTAACCGGCATTAATTGTCAATTAATCCTTCATTGTATAAACTACAAAGAATCGCTACAAAGATAGATATTAGTTATGATAACATCAACCATGACAGCAGAAGAATTGCTTGACGAAATAAGAGCTGATTATCCAAACGTGCTCACTATCTCCGATGGCAAGGACGATAAGGTCATCCGGATAATCAAAAAATCTGTTCTGTTTCCGGTGCGTATCCACTCTTTTGTCACCACTGTGCGAAAAAACAAGTGGCTGATATTATGGGAGGCTCACAGCAAAAAAGAGATAGGAGACGATTGCCGTATCTCCTTCGTCTGCTACCACGATACCGGGCATGGCAAGTATGCCTATATGCCTACCTTTGTCAAAGGTAAAATGGTTCTTCTTGTGTTTCCTCCGCACATCTTTTCCCGATTTGCCGAGCGGATGGAAATTAACTTTGCAGGCACAAAACTGATGAAACGGTACTTCGAGATGAATAATAGTTATTCGTTTAACTTCTCGACCGAAGAAGTAGATGGTGGCCACCGTGAAAATGTGTTCGCCACCTGCCGGGAAGGCATTGCGATGGGATTCAAGGCTGTAGGGTTGGATGTCTTTCTCTTAAAAACTTTCATAACTTACGATATGTGCAAAGGCGAACAGATAGGAAATTTTGCAAAAAGTGAGGAGTTTCGCAGACTAGTACATGAGGAAATGAGGATTTAAAAGTCACTTTCCTAGGAAGAAAAGTTTTTCATCTATTAAATTATAGATGGAATTGGGAAAAAAATCTCTTAGAATTTGTGGATTAAAAAATAATCCCCATCTTTGCAGTGCATTCCATTTTGAACAGGCGGACAGTACCGCCAACATAGCCGTTGGCATTTTTTATGCCCATGGTTTATCATATAGTTCCGTCCCGTGTGGAGCGTTAATGCGCCCACTGCCTGTTCAAGGTGGAATGCAACGGGGAGCGGAACTTTTTTTGTTCCCTTCCCGTACTAATCAACATATTGTTTCATTTTAATTGCATTCCAAAATGAAAAATCAAACAGTTACTTTGCCTGTATCAGAGGCAAAGAAATCCGCACTTGTTGCATGGTGCGAAAAGGAGAACCAACTGTTCTCATGTGTTCTTGAATCTGTAGTTACTAACCGTCAGGTATGCCTTATGGCTCATGCTTCTCTTGCCTTCATGGCATTGGCAGGTTCCGCCTTTACTTCACCCGTTTCGGCATTACTTTGCCTTGCATGGTTTGTTGTATCATTACATCTTTGTAAGAAAGGAGGTTTGCGATGAAGACTGACATATTAAAATTGGCTGAAGAAACATCTGACATGCCTGAAGATAATTTTTTCACGATTGAAGGTATTAAGCTGACCGATGAAGCAGTGGATCTCCTCTATGATTTGCAGGACGATGAAAACAGCAACATAGAAAACCTTCTCAATGGTATATATGAAGTTGAGGAAATTGTTCTCAATCCTGAAGCTAATGTTTCTTATGGTGAGCGCCTGGTCATGATGCAGACTCTCCGAGATATCCGTCATTTGCTGGATTTGCTTAAAGTAAACGGCTAGAAATATATTTATATGAAAAACACACCAACGGACCGGCAGATGATTAAAACTGTTGGTCCGTTGGTGTGTTGGTACCAAT